TTCGGTGGTGAAACGACATTCATCTGTTACGGCGAGGCCAATGGCACCGTCACGATGCTTGGCAATCCGAACAGCGCGTACGCGGGATGCACCGGCGTATGGAGGACCGCCGACCCGATGCCCGCCGCATAGCTTCGGGACACTGGCTCAGGCGGTTGCACTGTCTTGCAGTGACCCCACGGGTCATAGCGCGTATGAGACGGTCATGCCGAACGCGTCCGTGCCCTGCGTGCCACCCTGATTGGCGTAGGTCATGGTTCCGTTCGCGTTTACGTTGATGATCTTCTGGTTCGCGCCGTCGCGTCCGCCAAATGAGAAATTCAAATCCATTGGAGGACGCCAGCTTTCAGGCAGGGTTCCGAAATTGCCGGTGTTCCACGAGCCGGACGCCGACGACTTCCAGTCGATGCGCAACGTGACGAGCGAGCCGCGACGGTAGCCTTTGACGGTACCGTAAGTGGAGTTAATCAGCGTCAGCACTTCGGTCTGGGTTAGAGAAAGCTATGACTGCTGCTTGAATGCCACCCAGTAAACGTGCACGGGTTGCTGATCATTCACCCACTCGTGATTATCCGCACGGCGAATGCGGAAACGCAATCTGCTGTCGGTCATGTCCCAAAAGAACGCTTCGAAAAGCTTTCCCGCGGCATCCGACATACCGTTCGGGCACAGCTGGCACAATACGAAAACGCCATCGGTCGTTCGGAATGGATTATCGGCCGTCACCATGCCTTCGCGGTCGGTGGCGGCATTAATCAATCCGCAATGGGGTAGAGAAAACTATTGCCTGTTCCAGATTGCGATCCAGCTTCCGAATATCGCGACCCTCCCGCACCAGCGGTTGTCTTTGGTGTTCCACAGGCGGAAGCGTATCTGGTTTACGTTGCTGGTATCCCAACGTTGTGCGGTGTACTCGCCGGCCTGGTCGAAACCAGTGCCGAACGGCCCAATCGTGTAGGCCGCGTAATCGGCTTTCTTCCCGTTTGGGGATTGGACGTTGATGTAGAATGTGCCGTCATTATTCGTGGTGATGGTATGGCCTCCGCACAGAATATACGGCATTCGGGTTAGGGAAAGCTATCGTTTCCATGTTGCCAGCCAGTACAGCCGGACCGGTTGCGCTCCGCCCCAGGCATGGCTGCGGTCGTCTCGCAGACGTACCTGAAAATCGCTGTCGCCGACGGACCAAATCAGTGGCGTGAAATTGTTCGTCACCGAGTCGTTGTTGTTTGGCGCGTAGGTGACGAACACGGCAAACGGTGCTGTGGAATGCCTGCCCCATTTGATCAATACGGCACCGTTCGCGCTGGTCGAACCAATGAACATACCGGACTCAATATCAGGCATCTGGGTTAGGGAATCCTATTGCCCGATCAGCGCGCGTTCCCAGATGCTTTGGGCCTCCTTGAGAGACGCGATTTCCGGTCGCAGATAGAATCTGGCGGTCGTCTTGATGTCGGTGTGACCAAGGAACTTGCTGACCACCGCGATGTTGACTCCCGCTTCCAGGGCGTTGGTGGCCCAACTGTGGCGGAGATTCTGCACCGGCACGTAGGGCAGCGACTCCTTTTTGCACCATGAGGCGTAGCGTCGCGCGGCTTGCGGTGGGGTCAGGTCACCGATGATACGGCCCTTCCGGCCGTTGCGGATCTCCCGCAATCGCCGGACGGCGAATCGGGGAAGGGGCAGAAACCGGTCGGACAGTTCAGTCTTCGGCGGCACCACCACTTCGTGGCCGGCCACCCATTGCACTCCACGCTGGATATGAGTGATGCCGGAACGCATATCGATATCCGCCCAATCGACTCCGTACCCCTCTTCCGGCCGCAACGCCAGACACGAGTCCACAATCAGCCAAGCCTCAAGCGCATGGCCATAAAAGCCCTGTAGTTGGCGACGAGTCTGCCCGATGGTCAGCAGACGCGGCACATGGAGCGGCTTGGCCGGCAGATCAATCTCCAAACGGGTCACATCGACCTCTAAGTAGCCCCACTTCGCGGCCTTGCGTAGCATCTGCCTCAACACCGCCCAAGCCTTGCGGGCCGCACCTGGACTCGCGAACCCTGACAGCCACAGCTCGATGTCATCCACGCCGATGTCAGCCAACTCCATGCTGCCGAACACCGGCTCCACATGGCATCGCCAAGCCGACTCATAGCCAACGCGCGTGACCTCGCGCAGGCGCTCGCAATAGCCGACATACCGGTCATCCCAAAACTCTTGCAACAACATTTCGACCTCCGAAAAACCACACGTCTCGCGGCCAATCCGCTCGGTATCACGTGTGGGTTTTCTCACCATAAAGGAGCCCCGCATGTCGCAGTTAATCGAACAACTCGTTGATTGGCTGGTGCCCTTCTTATGCGGTGGCGCGGTCACCGTGCTGGGCCTCATGCGGCGATGGGGCAGAGCGATCATCAACGGGATGCGCGAGCTCCTGCTGTGCCAGTTAGAGGACCTGCGACGCGAAATGGTCATCGAGCACGACGGAGTGGCGGACGAGGACCTCAAATCACGCTCCCAACGCCTCTACGACTCCTATCACTCGCTGGGCGGCAACGGCCACGGCACATCCCTCAACGACGACATCCAATCCGCGCCAATCGCGCCGCGCAACAGAACGTGAGCCCCGCAATCCCGCGAGACTCCAAAACATCTCTGAAAGGAGAACACATGATATTTAATCGCGGAAAGCCACGCCACGCCCGTCCCCGCCGACCATGGGCAACCATGCTGGCCACACTGCTGACGACCATCGCCCTGGTGTTCGTGCCGGGCACCGCGCTCGCCGACAGCGGTATGGACGTGAGCAAATGGCAAGGATGTGTCGGCAGCAGTCAGGCCGCAACCGCCAAGGCATCCGGTGTCAACTTCGCTTTCGTGAAAGTCACTGAGGGCAACGGGTACACTGATTCGGTTGCCGACTGCACAATGCAGTCGCTCAAGGCCAACGGCATCCGTCGCGGCGTCTACCATTTTGCTCGGCCTGATCTCGGCAACAGCCCTGAGGCCGAGGCTGACTGGTTTATCGGCCAAACGCGCGGCTATGTCAACGATGGTGTGATTCCAGTATTGGACTGGGAGCCATCGGGCAGCTACGTGACATGGAGCTGGTGGGCGCTCAGGTGGTTGCAGCGTGTCGAATCCGCATGGGGCGTCAAGCCTCTCATCTACACGTCTGCCAGTGTCATCAAAATGACCGACTGGACCGCAGTGGCCAACGCCAACTACGGTTTGTGGGTTGCCGGATATCCGCGTGGATATACCGGAGAGACCCTGCGCAACCCCGGAGCCGTGCCCTACGACGTCAGCCCTTGGCCATTCGCCGCCGCCTGGCAGTATTCCAGCTCGGGTCACGTGCCTGGCGTCGGTTCCAGGATCGACGTCAACTGGTTCTATGGCGATGCCGGAACATGGGCGAAGTACGCGGGTTCTCAGCCCGGCACCTCCGCCAACCCGGCCACGCCCAGCCCGACACCCCAGCAAGGTGCGCCGGTCGGTGACGCACAGTCCTTGGCAACCGCAGTGATTCGCGGCGACTACAGCAACGACCCGCAACGCCGTCAACTGCTCGGCAACCGCTACAGCGAGGTCATGGCAATCGTCAACCAGCGTTTGCGTGGCACGGGAGGCGGTACAAGTACCAGCGCAAGCTGGTACACCGTGCAACGAGGCGATTATCTGACCTTGATCGGTGCCGGAACCGGCGTGAACTGGGTAAGCATCGCAAACCTCAATGGTTTGCGTGCCCCCTACGTCATCTACCCCGGCCAGCGATTGCGGCTCACCGGTACGACATCCTCCACCTCCGCCGGTGCGGGGCGCTACGTGGTGATCGGTGCCGGTGATTGCCTGTGGAACCATTTCGGCGCCAACAGCGCCAAGGTCGCCGCAGCCAACGGCATCAGCAATCCCAACCAGGTCCGCGCGGGAACGCGCATCTACTACTGATCCAACAGGGCCGCGAATCCAATCGCGGCCCTCCCGGTAAAAGAAGGAATAACAATGTCCGATGAAAACGAACTCAAGAACATCGCCAACCCAATAGGAGTCGACACGTCTGCATGGAGCCCAGCGGCAGATGTGAACCCTGCGGTCCCCGCATGGCTCATCCCCAACAAACTGTATGACATCTTGAAGTGGCTTGCCGCACTCGTGTTTCCGGCCCTTGCCCTCTTCATGGGCACGGTCGGCCCGGCATGGGGACTGCCGTACGTCGATGCCATCGTCACCACGCTCAATGCGCTCGGAGTACTCGCCGGTGCCGTCATCGGAGCCAGCGCACTCAAAGCCAAGTTCACTCTCGCGGCGTGA